AATATTGTTGTTTATACACAACACCTTCTTTATTTAATTTTTTAGCATATTCTTTTTCGGGTTTAGAGATTTTATTTCTCATTGCGTTTTTTGATGCTACTTGTTGATTTGATTTACATAATTCAATATGTTTATCAGACCCTCTATAATTACCCAACCAATTGTTTAAAATTGATTTATCTTGATTTTCCCACCATTTCCGTTTTCCCTCTGAAACTTTTTTGTTTCGTTCTGCAGTAAAAGTTTTGGTTTCACCTTTTTTCCAATTACCACTATGACATTCTTTATAACTGCAGGTTTTGTTTTCGTATGGGCGTTTTTTAGTTTTACGAATTCTACCGCAGGAAGGACAGTTTGTAACGAATAATCCGGTTTCATCTCGTATCCACTTTTTATTACTCATAATTAGCCTATATAAATCGCCAATGGCACCTTACCAATTATTTTTTGTTGTTGATCAACTATCTCAGCTTCATTTGCAATTCTAGTCTTTCTACTTACTTCTTCTAAGTTTTCTCTTAGTTGTGTCATCAATATATCTTTATCACTTATTGCTTCTGCTCTTAATGCGGCACCATCCAATGAAACTTCCGAACCAGGAATTGGAACTTGAGAGTATTTCTCTCTAATTGCACCCAACATTTCTTTTGCAAGTGCTAAAGTGTATTTTCTAATCCATTGTTTACCAACATCGTTAATATTTGAATATTGTGTAAAATCATACCCAACATTTGAGTAATCGGATACAACATTAGGTGTAATTATTACCGATGCTGCAGTAAATTCACTATCAACCATATACTCAAACCATAATTTATCACTATGAGTTGGTTTTGGGAAAATTTGTAATTTATTGTTTACTATATTGAATGTAAACGCAGATTTACGGAATTGGTCATTAAATTCAATCGCTTGAATTCTTAACATATCCTCATAAATTGGCATTAATATAAATTGTGCTGCTGGAGAGAATGAACCAAACCCAAATTCATCAATTAAGTTTAATGTTCCTTGTCCACTTACTGAATACGGGTCAAAGAAACGTTGAATTGCAGGAGTTGCCTCATAAAATACTCTCGTTACTGATATAGATTGACTTGATTCATTGACATCAGACCAAAGTGTCTGTAAATCATATGTTTGTTGACCCTCTACTAAATCAATTGAACCCTTTTTAATATCAGTTTTACCACCCACATTGGCTTGTGTTCCGTATGCTTGTGATATTTGTATCGTATTATTTAATTCAGAACCATTTACTGATTTACCTGTATAATTTGCACCAATGGGTTGTCCTTGTAAAGAACCTAAGTTATTTCGGATATTAAATTGATTTACTTGTGCAGAATATTCACTAACTGCCTCTTCAAAAACAGCAAAAAAGTTTTCACCTTGTAATTCAACATCAATTATAGGGTAGCCTAAACGTTTTGCACACCAACTTGCAACCTTTGGGGCATCTGATTGAAATTGTGAATCATTATCATAAATACCAAATGGAGTTGATGCACCCGTAATGAATGTTGCTGAACCCGTCCAAATTAACGCTTGAGACATAAATACTTTCCTCTTTTATACAATTATACACCTATAAATATAACGTATAAAAAAAGGGAGCGAAAAATCGCTCCCTTAACTCAATAAGTATTAAATTTAATTATCCTAAGTTAATTAATTTATATTTTGTAGAATATAATAGTTTAGCAATATTATCTAATTCGTTTTGAATCCAACTATCTTTTAATTTTTCCGATTCTCTTTCGGCTTCTAAGAATTTTATGAGTTTATCGAAGTATGCGATTATATTTTCTTTTGATGCATCATTATCAATTCCGTTTACAGGTTTAAAAGTTATAATTCCGTATTTACCTTGATATGCTTCGATTAATTCATCCATAATACCTACAATTGAATCGTAGTATGTATTTAATGCTGAGTGAATCGCTAATGAACCAGGTCCACGAGTTTCCAAATGAAAAACGTGTGCTTGAGTTCTACTATGAAAAAAAATTGATGCTAATTGTTCCATTATTTACTTTGTATTTAATAATAAATATGGAAAAGTTCCAAAAAAAGTTATTTTAATTTATAACTAAATAACCAACCACAATCATCATCATAATCATCATCTTCAACTACGTTGGTTGTATTACCGATAATTTGTTGTAATTTGTTTACATCAACTCTACGCCAATAACCAAATCGTAAGTAAATATCATAAGAACCACCAAACACCTGTTTGATTTCAAAATCACCAAACTCAACTTCAATTTCTTTTAATGTTTTAATATCAATACCATTCATATTTTTATATTTTAAAGTTTAACAATTTAATTACCTAACCACCTCACCACGCTCTAACCAGAACGAATCATTTCTTCTGGCGTTCATCTCCCATTTCGCTTTCTCAAACATCTCATCAGAAATCAATCCACGCTCAAAGCAATACTCCATATTCAACTCAAATGGAGAAACACGCACATGCATCGCACGAGTCACTAGGAAATCACAATACTCATTAACACTCATTTGGGAAATATTTGGAAGGGAATTCATACTTTTATTGGTTTATGTTTAACTCTTATTACAAAGCTAACATACGAAGAATATTTCACAATTCCAAATATTTTACAAAATATTTTTAATAAAAAAGGGAAAACTTTCGCTTTCCCTTAGTGAATACCTTGTGATTTTATTAATTAAAATTTAGTTCCGCAATGTGGACAGAACTTATGTGTATCTTTTTTTCTTTTTGCACCACACTCACCACAATACAATACACCTAAATCTTCTTTATGGTATTTCTTTTGTGATGTTGGTAGAATTCTCCATGCTACATTGTGAAATGAATATGAATTAAAACTTCTATTTGATGATGTAAATTGTTGATTGGATGTATCTCCTTTTTCAGTTGTGCCAGTTTCAACTTTATTTGCACTTCGAATATTTGGTCCTGCTAATGTATTAGATGTAGATGATACGATTGAACTAATACCCGATGTTAAAGTTCCAGTATTACTATAATATGCGGTATTTGTAATTCCACTAATTCCTAATGTATTAGTAGTAAATGTATTACCACCCCAATTTCCACTATTATTAGTGCTAATTGTAGTAAACCCACTATTTAAAAAGTTAGAAGAGGTATATTCCGCAAAGAATTGTATTTCTACATATCCATTATTATCAATAGCACCTACATTAACTGCCTCTTTACCTACTTCATAGGTTCTGAATACAAATTTGTTATTTGAATCCAAGAAACGTTCTAAAAACACTCTCTCACCCGGTCTTAATACAATACCACCACCCGATAAGTAATCTTTATCGATTTTGATTTTTGCTAAGACGTGATTTGGAGTTGGGTTGAATAATTCGATTTGATATTCATCGCCATCATTAAGATAGACCTGGCCTTCGAATTGTTTGATTCTTTGTTTACCTTTGGTGATAAACGCTTGTGGATTTGACGGACTTCCACTTGTCCAAACTGATTGTTTCATAATTTCCTTATTTTTGTTTGTATTTAAAAATTCATTTGTTGGTGTTTCTCCAACTCAAATGTCATATAAGACACTGAATGTTTAACCACAAGGTTTCCATAATATATACTAGGACATAAAAAAAGGGAGAATTTCTTCTCCCTCTTTCTATTATTGAATTGTTACGTCAATTCAGTTAAGATTAGATATTAGCTAAATCTTTAACATAAATTTTTCCGTAGAATTCTGGTCTTACCATCTTCTTAGCGTAACGAGTCATAACACCACGTCTTGGCGTGAAGTTAGTTGGATCGTACACTAATGGTGTCATAATCAATGGAACGTATGGTGCGTAAACTGCTCCAGTCTCCAAGAAGTTTGAACCTTTGAAACCTAATAAGATTTCGTTAGATGTCATATAAGGGTTTTTGTAAACCGTATAACGATTTGCCATAGAACCAACTGCTGTTACACCAGCTGCGAATGACATTGCATCTTTATCTGCGTTTACTACGAATCCAGGAATAGATTCTAATACCGTACACACGTCTGGAGAAGCTACGATGAAGTTAGCACCACCACGTAATGTTAATTGGTGAATCTTGTTAGATACTTTGTTGATTTTAGCACCTAAAGTCTGGAACCATGTGTTTTTAGTGTATGCTGCAGAGTTTGTTCCTGCTAACCATGCACCTGTTGCCGAGTTATACTCTTCACCTAAAGTTACTGACCAATACTCAGTCGTTAAAGCGTTAGCTTTTAACATATCTAAGATTTCTAAGTCAATCTCTAATGAGATATATTCAGACAACATAGATGTTAATTCTGCTTCAGCATCAATTGAGTGGTAAGCATTTAAGTCTTGTGCCAACTCTGGAGTCCACACTGCTTTTAACTTACGAGTCTTAGCAACGATAGCCTCTGATTTCAATTCTAAATCAACTTCTGGAATACCTAAATCAGTAGCCGGTTCTGTTGGGTTTGAATCTTCGAAATCACCTCTATCGTAAGATGTAGGTTGCTCAGAATATTTAACCGTTAAAGTAGTTGCACCTGAACCAGATGAAATGTTAGCTACTTTAGCAAAGAATGTATAGTTTGTGCCATCAAATGCTGAGTATGCAGGGTAGAATGAATCTGCTGCTGCGAATACTGATGATGATACATAGAATGAACGAACTGCATCTACGTCAGAAACTGCAGATACGTTTGCTTTTGATACAGATATTTTAGCAATTTGAGATGCTGCAACTGATGCAGATAATGCAGAATCAAATCCTACATCTGACCAAGATGCTGTAGCAAATGATTGGTTACCTGCAGCTACTGCTACTGATGAATCATTTACTGAATATCCATAACGTCCTTCACCATAAAGACCGTTTACTGCTGCTTTAGTTCTACCGAAATCAGAATTGAATGCTGATGTTCCGTTTCCACCAAATAAAGATTTTCCAGCATATGATGGATTACCCGGTTGTGCTGTTCCGTATTTGAAATCTAAGAAGAAGATTAGACCTGAAGGTAAGTTCATTGGTTGAACCGAAACGAATTCTTTCGCTGCGATTTCACCAAAGATTCTTCTTACCAATGGTAATGCTACTCCAGACCACTCTTCTGAACCTGCAGAAGTACCTGTTGCTGTTGCTTCATCTAATAATTGTTTTGCTTGGTTCTCTAAAAGAACTGCAATTTGAGATTGCTCTCTGCTTTTTAAACCTTCAAGAAGTCCAGTTTTTTCCCACTTAGATTGTAATTGACGTGTTTCAGCCAACATTACTTGTTGTGGGTTCTTTCCTTCCATTAGTTTTGATAAATCGAAATTTGCCATTTTATTTTCTCCTAATGTTTGTTTTGTTATTTAATATTTGCTAATTGCTTGAATCTATCTGCTAGTTGATTGCTTTCTGCGATGATTTCTTTTTTCGGTGCAGTTGAAGCAACTTGCTTAGAAGCAAATGATTCAGTTAATTTTGTTTGTGCTTTTACTTTTTTAGCAGTTCCACCAATTTTCATTGATTCTGCCAAAGTAGAGAACACTAATTTTACTTCTCTAACGTTTTGAGTTCTATCTAAAGTTTCAACAACTTTGTGTTTTTGCTCATTAGTTAAATCGTAAGAACGGAATAATTTGTTTGTGTAAAGTAATTTTGCATTTAACAAATTAACTTCGTTGATTGTTGATTTTAGAGATTTGATTACGTTGTAAGCTTCTTCTAATTCTGCATCTTTAGCTGCCATAGCTTCTGCTGCATCTTCATCTTCACCTTCTTCAACTGCTTCTTCATCATCTCCGTATCCCATTTCACGTAAGATTTCATCTAAATCGATTTCTTCGTCTTCACCTTCAGCTTCTTCAACTGCTGGTTCTTCAGATGCTTCTTCAGATTCTTCTTCTTCGTAAACTGATTCTTCTTCAGCTGGTTCTTCTTCAGATAGTTCTTCACCACCTAATTCATCTTCCAATTCTCTGATGATTGATTCTAAATCCAATTCGTCTTCGTCTTCTTCTTCGATACGTGATTGGTCTTCACCTGGTAACTCGTCTTCATCTGATTCAGCAACTACTTCGATGTTTTCATCTTCTTCGCCTGTCTGAGCAGTTTCAACGTCTGTGTCCGGGTTTCCTTGTGCAATGTCTGATGAGTCATTAGCGTCATCTGCAGGTTCTTTGTTTTCACCATCACCGATTGCTGATGAATCAGCATCTGATGTGTCTTCAGCACCATACTCTTCGTTTACATCTGCTTCTTCTTCTTCACCTTCCATCTCTGATTGAAGTTTTTTAGATAAGATAGATTGTAAT